CAGTCTTTACAGGATTGGTTACAAAAATGGTTAGATGATTATAATACACATATTCATCCGACTGGCGTGGGGCCATCAGGTGCTCCGATGCCACCAACCCCAACTATAGTTGGACAACTTACAAGTACTCACCCAGATTATCAACAAAGAAATAAGTAATTATGCCAGCAAATTGGGGAACTTTTATACCTAATGTTACAGAAATATTATCTGGCCAATCTTTTAAAAATCCAGGTTCTATTGCTAATGACCCGCCTAGAATTGGTAGTGACACTAATCCAAACTTCGCAACACCTGATTATATACCATTTGTAACTCCAGGTGGTAGAAGAGATTGGGGTGAAGCTTTGGCAGCAGAATATATTGCAGCTGTAAAAACTGCACAAACTCCAGTCGGTGCCATGAGGCAGCCGAATGGTGCAGCAGACCAAGCATTAATACTTGCATACGGAGAGGCATTTGAAAGACTTTATCGAGATGGTGATGTTGACTTAATGGACACCAAGGACGAAGATGGTAATATTATTAAAGAGGGTAAACAGAGTAGTGAAGCTTTTTCTGATCTTTGCCCGGAGCCGATAAAAGTTCCTAATGAAATGGAAGAGGCTGAAAAGCAAAGAAAGAAATTTAATGCATTTATAGAAAAGTATAAAGACGATGATGATATGGATCTACATAGTTTTTTATTTAGCGAATTTCATTGTATTGAAGATGGTCAACCACAAGAAGAAGTTGAGAAGCTTTTTGCAACTAAAATGATTAGAGAGTTTGAAAGTTACTCTGATATAGAAGATAAAATTGAATATTATAAGTGGGTAGAAAAATTAGGTAGTATTTTATATAAGAAAACGCATAGAAATTTTTTCGCACCTGATTTTCAGTCTAAGTCGGAAGGTGACTATCCATATTGGAATGTAAATGCAGATGTTAAGCGTAGAATAGAAGATGCTGGATATAATGCATTTGAAATGATAGACAATATATCTCAATTATTTATTGATGCTATTCATGTTGCATATCCAGAATATGAGACTAATAATAATGGTATTTTAAATTTAAATTCAGATATTAGCGGAAGGTTAGAAGCAGGCCTGCGTGGTGAGATAATAGTTCCATGGCCATACGATCCTGATGTAAAAGAAGAGTGTCCTCTTTCTAAATATAGAATACAAGTTGGAGCTGAAGAAAAGACAGGGGTGCCTGTGTTGCTACACAGAAATGTAATTTGTTTCTTCTCTTATAATCCTGCTATTAAAAGAACTACTACATACGAGCTCTCTGGGATTTACGCAAACTACAATATTTGGTATTCATATAAAAATAATAGTAGCAATGCAAGTTATAACTCAAATGCAGCAAAACAGTATTCAAAAAATGTTTACTTAGAATTTGAATATAAGAAAAAATGGAACGGTCTGCCACCAGTAAGTTCTAGTGATACAATTGAAACTTTAGAACCTAAAGTAACACATCCGGATGCTGGGACTCAATATAAATTTGTAGTACAAAGTGGCATTGATGCTAAAGAAGCAGCAGAAGAATGTGATGCTAATGAAGAGCTTCCAGATATTCCGTATCAATATCCTTCTGGTGACCCTTATGAAGAATTAGCAGAGGCCACGATTACATTTTGGTATTTACATATAATACAACCTTTTAAAACTTCCCCACCTATGCCACCAGCATTAAGTGTTCCGCCGTTAAATGGATTTTATGTTCCAATATATTATGGAAGTAAAACCAGGTTAGCTAAAGGTCTTAGGCGTGCGTTAAATAGTGGGAAAAGTTTTGATAAGGTACCGGCAACTCAACCTCCGGCATTAACAGTAGCAACTGCATTGGCAGCAGTTTATGCACTTCATTTGTTAGAGTTTAAACTATTGTATTTTGGAGGTATTCCAGTTCCGACAGTTCCTTTTGTGCCAATGATTGGTTTTGTGCCAATTGCGTTTTAAAGCTTACTTTAAAAGTTTTTTAAATTTATCAGCCTCTATTTGATTGATTTTATCAGATATTGCAGGTCCTTTTAAACCAAACTCTTTCATAACATCTCTACCATTTGTAGATGGCTTGTATTTAAAAAAGGCTTTAATCATTTTAGCATCTAGTCTATTAATCTTTACAAATTCTAAAATAACCTTTTTATCAAGTCCGCTATTTTTAAATTGCTTATGTGTATCAAACACATTGGCTGGATTAAATGCCATTAAGTTCTTTAAGAATATAACTCCACTAATTTCATCGTTTGAAAATGTAGCCTTATTCATTTCTTTCTTAAGAAGATCTGTATCGTTTGCCATAAATAATTGAGTTAGTTGAATTAACCAAGTATTTGTGTTAACGAATTTTTGACTAATAGGTAATGTCGGAAACATAATATTCCATAACTTAAATTCAGAAACCATTTCCAAGTATTTCTTAGCAGACTTTGCAGTCGTTACTGATTTCTTAAATTCATCTCTAATTCTTTCTGGACTAATACCTTCTAAACTATTATCTGTTAGTATAGCTTCAGCAGTTTCTTTTTCTAATTTACTTCCAGTTCTACCAGCAAATCTTAAGGCTCTTAATTTTCTAAGTGGATCTTCTGCAAATCTATCTGCAGCAACACCGACAGTTCTAATCTTTGAATTCTTTATATCTTCTAAGCCACCTACAAGATCGACAACCTCTTCAGTTCCCATGTCATAGAATAATGCATTGATAGTTAGATCTCGCCTTAGAACGTCCTTATCTATTGTAGAGTACTCCACGGCATCAGGTCTTCGGCCTTTACCAATATCTTCTCTAAATGTTGCAACCTCAACTCCAGCTGGATCTGACGGTACATTTACAATAACCACACCAAATTGATGTCCAACTTCTCCAGTGGTTGTGTAACCTGCATTAGTAACTATTTCAATAACTTCTGCCGGGAAGGCATCTGTTGCTAAATCAAAATCTTTTGGCTTCTTACCAAGCAGCGCATCTCGAACTGCACCACCAACTATAAAAAGTTCTTTACCATTCTTTTTAAATAGTTTATGTAGATCTAATATATCAGAAGGCACATTCATCTTAAGTGAATTCTTAGCCTCTGTTAAAAGTTTAAAATCTGCGAAGTTATGTAAGTTCATGTGTTATGTATCTTGTTTAATTAAAACCTTCCTAAATGATTATTAAAGTCTGCCATTTCTTGTTCTGCCCATCTTTTAGACTGATCGTCTTTTTTAATAGCAGATTCTAGTTGTTCAATTTGAAACTCTAAGTTTTTAAACCCTCGAGTATCAAGTGTTTCGAGATCGGTTCCCATTAACTCGCCAGCTTGTGCTAAATCATGTTTCCAATTCTGAAGTAAGTTTTTTACGTTTTGCATGTCTATTAGTTTTTAATTACAGTACTAATATAATAAAAATAATTGACATAAAAAAATTATTTGGTAATTATTTTTTGTAGAAGCCAATGCTCCTATAATAGAAAAGAAAGCTGATATATATTATGTTACACCTTTAATATAAAAATAAATGAACAACGAAAAAAACAAAAGACCTAGAATTACTACAGTAACACTAGACAAAACGGTTGATAAACTTCCAGAACCGCAAATCGAAGTTAAAGAACAAGCTCCAGAAACTGAACAGAGCTTTTACGATGAAAATGGTGAATTCATGTGGGATGCTTACGAGGCCACATGCCCTTCTAAAACCAGAAAACCAAACCCACATATTAAGACTAAAAAAGGAGATAGAGTATATTCGAGAGAATCTTATGCTCAAGAACTTTATGATCTTATGGAACATGCTAATCAGCAAAATCCTCTCTTACCATTAATTACAGAAGGTTCTATATATGAAGGTAAGATCTTTGCTGTAAATCAAGAATTTATTTCAGTCGATATTGGCTATAGAGAATTGATTTATGTTAAGTATGATAAAGAGACTGCTCTTGTTAAAGCACTACAACCAGGAGAAGAAACTGCAGTTTTAATTACTTCTAATAAAAATAACACACATGTACTTGGTTCGATTTCAGGTGGTGTAAAACATAAGGTATTCTTAGACTTAAGAGCTGGAGTTGAAGAAGGTAATACTGCTTGGGTTGGTACTGTTAAAAACATGATCGAGAATGGTGGTTATATTATAGAAGTTCAAGGAGTAGAATGCTTTATGCCAGGTTCACTTGCTGGAATTAATAAACTTCACGACTTTGAATCTATTATTGGTACTGAAATTTATGTAGTACCTGTAAGCTTCTCAGCAGATAGAGGAACTATTGTGGTTTCACATAGAAAATATTTACAAGCACTAATACCAACAGAAATTCAGGCCATTAAAGATAATATGGGAGAAGAATATACTGGTACAGTTACTGGCTCTGCTAGATATGGCGTATTTGTTGAATTTAATAAATGTCTTACTGGTATGATACACATTAATGACCTAGATGAATTAACGCTCCCGGCGTTTAAGTCTAGAGATATTAAACCAGGTGATGAAATTAAATTTAAAGTAAAAGATATTATTTCTAACACTAAAATTACACTAACTCAAAAAGATAACGTAGTCTCTAATCCATGGAATGATATTATTGAAAGATATCAAATTCCATCGACTGTCGAGGCAACGATTAAGACTAAAAAAGAGTATGGTTTATTTATAAATATTGAAGATGGTGTTACTGGTTTATTACATATTAGTGAACTTGAAGATGGCTTAATAGACGTCTTTAATTCTGGTGATAAAATTACAGTACAAATCACAAGAATCGATACGGAGAGTAAAAAGGTATTTTTAAAGATGCCACAATAACTAAAGCATTTTAAGTGTGATATATATTGAAACGTAATATCATACTCTAAGATGAAAAAATTAAATAAGAATTCAGATCGCAACTCTATACTGAACGCAGCGCTAGTAGGTGTCGAGTTCGAATTCTATTCTAATATCGGCCTAGAAGAGACTCAAAAATCATTGAGTAAACTCCTAGGCCGACCTATTAGGCTTGAAGATAAAGCCCATTCTGATTTTCAACCATCTGCTGATGAGTTTAAATTAGAACCAGATATGTCTGGTGGTAAAGGCTTGGTAGAATTAGTAACAGGGCCTGTTCCATATAGAAACGCTAGGATTATGATTTCTAATGTTTTAAACTGGATTAATGAGAATGGCTATACTAATGACAGAGCATCTATACATATTAATCTTTCATTTGATAAAAAATATTTAGAGGATCCTGCGATGATTTCAAAAATGAATGTTTTAAAATTCATTCTTGATTTTAATGAGCAACAAGTATATAAATTCTTCCCTAAAAGAGAAAAGTCTGTTTATGCAAAAAGTATTAAATGGATTATGCCTAAAGATGAAGCCTACTTTTTTGATGGTAGTAATATTTCATCTATGAGTTATAAATTTGCAGATACAAAATACTATGGAATTAACTTTTCAAAGAAAGAAAGTAATTATCTAGAATTTAGATATTTAGGTGGCGCAGATTATGAAAAAAAATCTGAAAACATTTTTTATCTTTCTGAAATGTTTTTAATGCAAATGTGGAACTCTTGCAATAGCCCTCTTTTTAACGAAGAAAATAAGATTGAGCTTAGAAAGATTCTTAATAAAAATTTACCAATAATAGAAAGTAGTAAAGATTGGAAAAATATTAATAAATATTGGCCTGAAATTACAATTATGGTAGACCTACAAGAACATGAACAAATTATACAATTACAGTGGGCTAAGATAAAGAAAAAAGTAATGGATCTTATTGTAAATGGTGGCATGGTTTCTGGTAAAATTAATTATGATAGCGACTTAGGAAAAATACAGGTTAAAGATGGTAAATTTGGAATCTGTTATTTATTAGAAGGATATGATTTTGTAGACTGTGAATTGGCTGGTAATATTGAAACGTCTAATTTATATGGATGTACCGTTAAGGGCGCTAATTTATTAAGATGTGATTTATATAGATCTACTGAAGTATTTGAATCTAAAATAGAATCTTCTTATGTACATGGAAGTTGCGAGTTAACTAATTGTTATGTCTTTGGTAGAGATGGAATCTTTAAAGGTAAAATGATTGGGGGTATTTTTAGAGAAGGTTTTAAAAGCGATGCTGCTAGATTTGAAGATACCGAAATAGTAGTAAGTAAAAAAATAAAATAACAAAATGAGTGAAATTAGAAGTGGAAATGAAAGTAATTTAAATACACCAAGAGACTTTGGTTCAAACTGTTTAAATGAATTTCTCACAGAAATTCAGGATGATATTTCTGGAGCTTGTATGATTCCAATACAATTACCACCAAAGGAAGTTCTTAATATTATTAAAAGAGCTAAAAAGTGGATGTATAAAAAATATGAATATTCTCTTAAGGAGAATTATTATCATATACCTAATGAAATATTTGAGACTGAATACTTTAAGAAACATAGGACTCTAACTTTGCCAGGTGCAGCTTCTAGTGATGCTGAAGGAAATAAGAAAGACTTAGGTGGATCTGTTTATTCAGTATATGGGCTTTATGATTTAGCATCAGGCTGGAATGGCGTTGGTAGTGGTATGGATAAAAGATTCCAAGGTGGATCTGACTTCTCTATGGAAAGAATGTTATTTAGAAGAATGTACGATGGTGCTGGAGCTGCAGATGCTGCTGAAGAATTACAATATTATGTATTGAATGCTTCTATGGCTGATCTGTCTAGACAGATTCTAGAAAATCCTATTTCATTTCATTACTCACAACTAACAGGTGATTTAAAAATTATGGGAGATACTCCAAAGGGCGATGTGATATTAGAGGTATATGAGACTATTCACGATTGTGCTTTATTTGATGATGAGTTATTTTTTAGATACGTAAGTGCTAAGATTAAACAATCACTTGGTGCAAAATTAGGTATCTTTAAATTTGCAATGCCTGGTAATGTTGAATTTGATTATGGAGCTATAAAAGATATGGGTGATGAAGAATTATCTATAATTGAAGAAGAAATTAAAGGTGATGAAGGTGTTGATTGGATGATGCACTCATAAAAAACGAATACATATAAAATGGAGATCTATATTAAAGTCAATGGCGACCCAAATTTTGACGCAACTAAAGTACATATTGAAGACGAAGTTCAACAATTAATTACTCAAATTGAAACTATTCTATTTACTAGAAAGGGTGATGTTTTAGGATTTCCGGACTTTGGTTGTAACTTAGGAGATATGATATATACATTTGGTTTTGCTGAATATAAAATTAAAAAGCAAATAAGAAGTCAATTAAATACATATTGTCCATTAGCGAATAAACATAAAGTTAAAATTAATGTTTCTTTTGAAAGAGGAAATGCAAGAGATATAGGGTACATTAATATTGAGATAGATAATAAGTATGAAGTCTCAGTTCGTACGTAAATTATAATAACAAAAAATGGCTGAACAAAATTTTTTAAATACACTAAGAATTACTTCTAATAAAATTAGAGAGGACGCACGTAATTATATTATATCAGCATATAAAAGAGCTGGTACATTATTTACTACGGCTTCTCCGTTTGCTCAAATTGTTTTAGTTCTATCTGAAATAACTGAGCTTATCATGTTTTATATTGAAGATGCGTTAGTTGAACAAAATATTTATACAGCACAACATCCGGAATCTGTATATGGAATGTCTAGATTAACTGGACATGATGCGACAAGAGGTTATTCTGCATTTGGTGAAATTAGATTTAGATGGAGTCCATCTGCAAGTTTAGGAGATATTGCCGGAAATGGATTAGTTATAGATGGTAGAGCCGAACTTGAGTTTGAATCAAATGGATTGTTCTACACATTATTAACTTCTAGGGATGCCTTTAGAATTTCTAAATCAGATTTTAACTGGACTACATGTGGAATCGTACAGGGTGTTTTTGAAAAACAAACGTTTACTAGTACTGGTGAATCGATGCAATCTTTTAACTGTAAAACTGGCAGCGGTTTAACAGATCATAATAGAGTTACTATTAGTGTTAATGGAGAACAGTGGACTAAGCATGAATCTTTATATGATTTACTACCAAATGAAAAAGGCTATCTAATTAAGACTGGAATTTCTGGTGGGTTAGATATTTATTTTGGTAACTCTAATTTTGGTGCTATACCAAATAAAGGCGCTATTGTAGAAGTAGAATATTTAAAACATAAAGGTGCTCAAGGTAATCTTAATGATTCCGGTGAATTAAAAGTTAAATGGAAAGTTGAAGGTGAAGATTCAACTGGAACATTACATGACCTTAATGAACTATTAAATGTTGAAGTAACTTCTTCGCCAAAGATGGGAGCTAATAGAGAATCTATTGACTTTACAAAGATATTAACTCCTATGGCCTCTAAGAGCTTTGTGTTGGCTACTCCAGATAATTATGAATACTTTCTTTCTAAGTATGGTATCTTCTCTTATATTGACGCTTATAATAGAACTGACGACCAATACTTAGACGACGATAATGTTATTTATATTTTTGCAACTCCGGATATTAAGAAAAAAGTTTCTAAAGGCGGTGATTATTTTTCAATGCCAGAAAAAGAAATGTTTTTTGCACAAGAGGAATATGACGCAATGTTAAAAGTGTTAGAAGACTCTGGTCAAATGATGGTAACGACAGAAGTTAATTTTGTAAAGCCACAAATTAGAAAATATTCAATGGATATTGATATTAGATATTTTGAAGGATTTAGTAAACAAGATATTTTTAATGATGTTAGGGCTGTTGTTTCTGATTACTTATTAAATATAACAAGAAGAGATAAACTACCTAAGTCTGATATTATTTACATCTTAGAAGAAATAGAAGGTATTGATTCAGTAAATGTTAGATTTATTTCTGAAACTGAAGAAACAGCTAGAAGACTTGGTTATTATGAATCAATTACAACACAAGTACAGCCACAAGAGCCAGTATTATTAGAAGATATTGGAAATGGTAAACAGAAATATGTGTTCTTTAAAAAATTAGAAACTGTAAATGTCGTAAGAGTTGATGATACTACTACAATCCCAGAAGATGTGGCTGGATTAGATCAATGGGGTGATATTATTATGGATAAAGAAGAAGTTGCAGTATTTAGAGGAGGTTGGCAAGATAGAGATGGTGATGTAATTGTAGATGATGCTCTTATGAATGAAGAGGCAGCATTAAGTATTAACTTTGACTCAACTCCAGTACCTAGAACAATTTACACTAGGGTACAGGCAGGAAATAGAAAAGCACTTAAGTAATGAGGAAGGATCTTAATAAAACAAAATCAAATGCTGCGCTTAATACTAAGCTTTATGAAGCTTCTAATACTAGAAAGGATTCTAGATTAAACAATGGAGTTCCTACTAGGCTTGCGGGTATTTTAAGTAATTCAGTATCTCCATTTATTTTAAGGAGTAAGATACTTGCAAATTTTGTTTTTTATATAGATAGATCGCTTGGTAATATTTTAAAAGCACCGGCATACTTAAAGAACTTTAAAAATTACACTACTAAAAAAGACGACATAAACGTTAGATAATGGCTTATAATAATTTAAGATTTTTTAAAGACACTGAAAATGACTTAAATTTGAAGACTAAATCTTCAAGTTATAGTGATAGTTTCTTACAGGGTAGTGTTTTTTTAGATGAGGTATCGACAGGGCTTTATGAAACTTCTAATATATTTGTATTAGAGGAAGTTATCCATAGAAATAATTTTACATTTAATTATCCTAGGTCAGAATCTAGCACTCCAGCAATTCTTTGTTTTGAATGGGCAACAGAAAATAATTCAAACCATAGTGATGATATTTTTATGTATGATGCAGAAATGCAAAATGGATTACCGATAGTTACAGAGAAAAAAACAGTTGAAATTAATCTTGGAGATTTTAGTGATGTTGATAGCACAAACCCAGAAGGTTATTACATTATTAATGATTCTAAAAATAATACATCAGCACTTCAGGTTAATATTGCTATTAAATCTGAATTTGAAGGTGCTCATGTTAGAATATTAAATGTCTATATAAAAGAAGGAAGTTCAAAAAATATGATAGCTTCAATTTCATTTTATGGTGAAGTTGTTGCTGAAGATGAAAGATTAAAAAATCTTTTACAGAATTTTGGAGCTACTTTAAGTGAAGGTGATTTTCTTTTATTTAAAAGTCATGATCTTTCTGAAATGTCGCCAGATAACATTTTATTAAATCAAAAAAGAAAAGAACTCTTATTAGAGTTACACAATATTAAGCCGTTTGTTGGTACATATAAAGCAATCTTAAACGCAATTGATTTCTTTGGGTATAATAATATTACATTAAAAGAATATTGGTTAAATGTAGATTCTTCTAAAAGTAATTTTGGTAAATTACATGCAGTTCCAGTACCTAACTCTTCAGTTAGGGGTGAAATGACTAGAAAGAAGCAGGTTATTCAGACTCCTTCTAAAACAATGAAAAAGACTAGTAAATTTAGTCTTGTTTATAGGCTTAATGAACCAAACGGAACTTATGATGAGTGGGATATCCCAAATGTAACTGAGATTTTTGATTTTACACCAGAAGAAATTCTACTTAAATTATATGGATTATCTAAAAAGTTACAATTAGATTTTTTACCCCTTAACGCTAAGATTATTGATATTACAGCAGAAGGTGATTATTTTACACAAAAAAATATAAATGTGTGGAATACTCAAAATGCAATATCTTATTTTAGTGAGGGTCATAATATTGATTTTAAAATAGACCAAGAAGAAAGATCTATTTTTATTGAAGATATGGCACTGGTAATTGGTAATGTTTTAGATCAAAATGATGCTACAAATAATTACGTAAAGTTTTTAAATTACCGTGATATAGATTATTCTACACTTACTTCTAGTGAAATCACTGAGTTAAGAGATATTGTAGATGCATTCTATGAAAACTATCATGATAGAACTTTAGAAACTTGGAATGAGGGCACTCCAGTTGGATGTCCTATTATACTTAATGGAATTCCATCGTTTGATGATATATGGGATGAGGCCCTTTTTACATGGGAAGATGCAGATCCAGATGGAAATGATCCAGTACCAAACGGAATTGAACAACTACACTCTGGTGTAACTTGGGAAAACTGGTGGAAAAAATGGGTATATGAAATAGAATGGATAGTTACGGGTAGAAATGGGTATAATCAAAGTTTTAGAGGAGCAATTGATGATTATTTAAGATTACCGATTTTCATTCCGCACAATGATGTATATAGTGTAGAGATGAGAACTTATGATTTATTTGGACATAGGTCTTATTATAAAATAGATGATTTGTTTGAAGTTAATTTAAAAGATATTGAATTGTATGGTATTTATAAATGGCTAGAGTCTTTTACATGGGACGATACAAAATTAGACTGGAGTAAAGCTGGTGGTTATTGGGACAATCCTCAAAATAACAAGACATCGGTAGATGAACATATTGCTGCACTTTATTTAACGCTAGATCGAGCTAATTATCAGCATGATATTAGCCAAGGTATTAGATTTTCTACAGTGCGAAGATATCAGGATATTTATAGCGAGACTGGTTTTAGTGAAACTACTGGACCTTATAGATGGGAAGAGTCTTCTTATAGATGGTTTGATACAAAAAATCTTTCTTGGGATTCTACTAGAGTGGGGCCAGATCAAACTTCGTCTTTTAAAATAGATGATCTTGAAACAGGAACAGTTCTATCTATTACACATACAAATGTTAGTACTAATGAAATTGAGACTGGTTCTATAACTGTTACATCTCCAACACCATCTGGTAGTTTAGATATTAGTGCTTGGCAAACAATTACAGATGAACTTAATGCGTCTATGGATCCTATCATTAGTAAGTTTAATTACAATCCAGTATTTGCTGATATAGATAACAATGGAAGTGGCGAAACTTTTTACTATATTTTAGCAGTTGGTAAAGAGTATTCTAAGAATTATGATTTTGATTCTGTATCAGTACAAGGGCCTACAGACCTGGAACCAATATATATAACTGAGGGCTTACAACATGTCATACATTATAATCCAACGTTCGATGATACTAGGGTTTTTAAAGATTTTGCAGAAGTAGAAAGATCGACTCATGTAACAATTGCAGTGGATAGTTCTAAAATGCCGGGTCTAAAAAATCCAACATGGAGTATTAAACATGCAACTAACCCAGCAAATGATGATATATACTATAATAATATGTGGCTGACTTATATTTTTAAAGAGTCTGGTTTCTACTCAATTGAGCTAAATGCCGAAGACACGTATGGAAATAAAAACGTTGTAAAACGTAATATGATAAAAGTAAAATAAAAAAACTAAAAATGGCAAACATTACTGAAATTTTAGGAACTGATTCAGTTTCTTCATCGAGACCAGTTATCAATAGTAACTTTGAGTTATTAAATGATGAACTTTCTTCAATCACAGCCCTATTAGATCCAACTACGCAAACATTAAGTAATGTAGCTAGTGTATCTGCTGGGGAACTTTCACTAACATCTGGTGGTAGCTCTATTGCTTCTATTAACACAACTGAAGCAACTTTTGAAGTAGATACTACATTTAACGGAGCTTTTAAAGTTGGTGGTAAATTAATTAAAAACGGAGTAGTTGGTTCATTTGCAACACCTTCTATTGACAATGCACCTGTATCTATAGAGGCAAGTACTTATTTTGTTGCAAATACATTTACTCTTCCAGAAGGAGAGGAAGGCCAAGAAGTTACTATTATTAGTAGATCTGCATCGGATATAGAAATTAATAGTGCAGCCGGAGTTGATTTAGGTGTAAGCACTATAACTTTAACCGGAGCTTCTGCAAATATAGTAAACGCTTCTGCAACTTTAAGATGTTTTAATAACAAATGGTTTGTTATTGCTTCTTATGGTGCAACAATAGTATAATAAACAAATAAACAAGTTAATAAATGGCAACTCCACTAGTTAGAATACCACAGTCGCAGGGCGGCACTATGTATGCGTTTGCGTCTTCTGCAAAGGACATGACTAGGGCGTTTAACAACCCAGATATTAAATTTGAGTTTAGCAGATTTGCGTTAATAGATCTTCCAGATTTTACAACAGCAGTATCTGGCTCAAACACTATCGATTTTGAATTAGGGCTTAAACAAGCATCTGGTGCAAATTACGTTGGAAACGCTCCAAATATAGATTTTGCGCAAACTTTTCAAAACTATGCATTAAACATGGAAGAATTACTTCTTCAAGATGATGATTACGATCCTATTATAATGCAATCAGATTCTGAAAAGATATTTTTTAAATGGTTGAGCACTCTTGGGGCTATTAGATATAAATCTGCAGATTCTAATACTAGTACACTGGGCGGTTATACTGAACCTGTGAATAGTGATGGAATTGGTACAGCAGCTTATGATAGAGTTGTAAAGTATTTAGGTACAATTGACGCAGAGAATGATGTCGCCTATGCCGGTAATACTTACCACGAGGTATTTATTAATGTGCCAACATCAGTTGGTTATACGCCACAAGTTATTTTTAGTCCTGAAAATTATAATACAACAGCAAGTAAACTTTATGCATCTAGTGATATTGAGGGTAGAGCTGGACAAACACATCCAGACCCAAGTTTAAATATAGATGCTGTTGTTGATAATTATACTTTATCAGATGGACCTTATTATGATATTTCAGTTAATACTACAGATAGTGTCCAAATTGAGTGGGATGCAACAGCATACCATGAGGTTGTAAATACATCTTCTGTTAAAAACTTATTAGATTACTCAAAAACCGGTCAAAGGTTTACTTTTAATGCTATTTTAGTTTACTATGACCTATACAGTGAATCAGTGCCTTCAAATAGAGCGACAAATTTATATGGTATACTTATACTAGATGATATTCAGTCGGTTGGTGGTGTCGGTTCTAAAATTAACGAACAAATTAAGAATAAGCCAAATGAAGTTACCGGACTTAATGGTAATGCTTTTTCATTAAAGCTTAATCTTAAATTTAATTCATCTCTAGATAATGTTGGTGTAGAAACAAGTATTAATGACTTTACTACATTCTCGATGGATCTTTTTATGGATACGACTACTGCATTAGAAAATGCCGTAGAAGTTTTATTAGATGCTAATGCTAGATATTCTAGAATTGCATCTAGACTTGATACTTTAGAAAACTTATTAGTGTCGAGTGACGACTCTGATGATATTTTAAAAAGATTAAGAGAGTTAGAAGATAGTTTTCAAAATAGCTCAATACAGTTAGAAGATTCTGATGCTTTGTTAAAATTAATACAGAAAGCACATGAAAAGATAAATTCTTTGATTGATGGTACAATACCCACAGAATTACAATATAATACTGATGTTGTTTTTGGTGGTAAGGGAACTTCTATTTCAAAAAACGCAACGGGGCATATTAAAATTAATAATAATGTTGTTGGTTATGCACCAAGTCAAAAGTTTTTATGGGATATAGCTGCAAAGGAAGTAGCTGTTGAAATTACTAATACTAATCTATTTGATGCAGGTAATAGTGGAAACGGTGCGGATCGATATGCAATATGGTCTAGACTTCAAGACTTTACTAATAGGCTAAGTCTTTATGAAACTTTTTCAACTGACCCTAATGATGATTTGTATATATACATTGATGACAGTACTACTGCATGGCAAGTTGGTCATGTATTTAAAATAGTATTTGATACAATAAATATTAATGGTAATAGCATTATTATTAAGACCGGTAAGACAAGCGGTTTTACTAAAACTATTGCACATATTGAACCAGACCAGCTAATTACAGCTAAGCCGTATATTGAGATTACATGTTTAGATCCAATAAACTATAAATTTGAAGCAGATATTTTAAGATAATATGAATACAAATAATTCTATTTCCAGCACGATTAAACAGCTTCTTGAGATTAATGTTAATTCATTAAAAACATTTGAGAGAATAAATGAAGCGGTTACAACTAGTGAAAAAAATGTTCCACTAGAAATATTAAACAAAGATGGTTCAACCACTACTGTTTACGTACCCTCGTTCGGTTTTATGAAAAGCGAACTTGATAGACTAGATAAGAATCTTAAGTCTATTAGCGGACTTGGAAATGGAGATACAAATATTAGACTTTCAGACGGAAGTTACCAAAAGGTAATTACAGCAGCGCTTAAAACTCCAGCAAATAATATTGAGGCATTAGATCGACCAATAACATTTGGTGTTAAAACTAATTACTTCTTTGAGGATTTCTTAAACCCATTATTAGTAACTAAATTTGATGTTACGGGTCAGATTCCTAATGATACTGAAAGAATCTTAGTTAAAAGATTTATTTTTGATTCTGGTGATCAGATTGCTGTAGATTACTTTAATCTTAATTTTGTAAATCAAAATAATATTTCATATACTGCAGCAATTGCAGGTTTAGAAAATAATAGCATTAAGTATACTGTTGACGAAGAGGTTAGAGATATGCCTTATAGAAATAGTAGATTTTATGGTAAATTTGATGTTACTAAAATTAGTAATTCTAAAAGAGAGGTTATTGTTGATGGAGTTACTAAGAAGCAGGCTATTAAACTATATACATTAGATCAATTAACTTATAGTGATTCTAGTAAAGATGTGATTAACACCGAGGTTATTAAGCCTGGTGATGAGATAATGGTTAATTCATCATATAAAAATACTAGGTATAAAGTTGTCAAAGTTGATGGATCTACTAGGCAAGTTGAATTAGAATTAGTTGAGGGATTTGAACCTATTAGAATTGGAGTTAACGTTATTGGTATTTATAAGAATGTTGGTAATGTGTTAGAAGCAGAACTTAACGTTGGATTTAATGAAAGACTTTTAGTTTTTATTAAAGCTATAGATCCAGTATCTAAAATGTTATCAGAACGTTGGTCGCCAGGTGTTGGTTTTTATTCTAATAATTTAACAATCACAAGAGATGATGGTGCTGTATTAAGACTTTCAGAATTTTATAAAGATGAAGTTGCTGACTTTGGTAGATATATTAAAGCACTTAAAGATGATGCAATACCACCAGCAACTCAAGGTATTCAGCCGGATGCTCCTACATTAGTTGTAGAAAACTTTAAAGTAGTTCAAATTAATAAGCATTTGACAGAGAGTGACTCTGCTTCAAAAATTAAAAAGATGAACTCTACTAAAACAGCTGCTGAAAAGACAATAGAAAAATTAGATGAAACTATTGCTAAGAAAAGATCTGAGATTGCTACTAAAAAGTATAAGTCTAAAATCGAGAGAGATAAAGATAGAAGTGAATTACAAACATTAATAGACCAGAGAGCATCTGAGGCATCTCTATATAGCTCAATTGTTAATCAAATACAATCGTTATCTGTTGATACAAATGTCGGTAAGGCTACTCCTAAATACAGAGTAAGAGGTTTTTGGACGGTGCCAACTGCAAAAACAGTTGCCGGAACAATAGATCAGAATGTAGTTAGATTTATAGTTCAATATAGATATATTTCTACATCTGGTAAAGCTCCAGAAGTAAACCAACTTAAATTCTTTGAGAACACTAGAGAAAAAACTGCAGTGTTTTCAAATTGGAATGAAAAGAAAACTTTAGTAAGAGATAGAGCAAAGGACGTAAGAGGTAAATTTAGATGGCAAGACTCTAGGGTTGAAGATGCACAAAAGGTTAACTTTAATCAATTAGACTTACCAATATCACAAGGTGAATCTGTTGAGATTAGAATTAAATCAGTTTCAGAAGCTGGTTATCCTGCCAATCCAATTTTATCTGATTGGTCCGAGCCTATTGTTATAGGTTTCCCAGCAGGAGAGGTTGATACAACAGATTTAAACGCACTACTTCAACAAAATATATCTGAAGTAACTAAAGTAAAACTAACTGAAGAATTAAATGCTCAAGGTGTTTATACACACGTTGCTGGATCATTTACTGCTAACGAAAAGTTTTATGCACATAGTGCACAAGATTTAGCTTCTGGATTTTTATCTCCAGAGCAAAAGCCTATTTCAATATATGATAAATTAGCAGAATTACAATTACAAATCAGCGCGTTAACAGAAAATATTGAAACTGTTAAGGGTGAGCTATTTGTTAAACTCATCAATGAGGACGGAACTGTTATTAACATTAATAAAGATACTACTAATCAAATATTTGCTGGATATTATGTTGACGAGGTTGCAGATTTAACAGTAAAGAAGGGGCATATTGTTACTAAGACTTTTAAATTAGTAATTGAAAATACAAAAGCTACAACATTAGAATTAATTTCTAGACTTACTGGTGATAGAACATTCCCGGCACATAAATCAAATGCTGGCGGAGCATCCATAAACGGATTTGGAAATCCTGTTAATGACGATGGCGCCCAGGCAATAGATAGTAAAATTATTAGTGATACTTATTATACAACAGAAGGTAATTATGATTTAGTACCAATACAGTACCAAAACATATCCGCTAATCAATTAAGTTCAATAGACTTATTACATGAAGCACCTTATCAATCTGCACAAAGGAGGGGTCAATTTGTTTACTCTAGATATATGGATATATCTGGTACAAACACATTATATGCTACTGCTCCTATTTCTACTAATACTGGATCTTCGATTGGGTCTTTAGATAATTATGAATATGTATTGGGTTATGCTGACTTTGAAAGTTCTACACTACCTACTTTATTAACTACAACTGGTGATGCAACGTCATCAAACTTTATTTGGTCGGGTACATTTGGTATTAGCACTGCAGGTACTGCCGGTGCAGACGCAGATTTAAGTGGACAGTTTAACGCTAATGTTATTGATGTAACAACATTTGCTAACGTTAGTGCATTAGAATATAACACAGGACTTTATTTACATAAAGACCACCCAGATTTAGAAAACCTATATTTAGATTACGGACAAACCGCATCTTCATCTTCGGCAGTAACTATATCTGAACAGGGTGTATCATTACAGGCTCTTGTTAATAATGCAATATACACAATGCCAATAACTGCTACGTTAGAAACTTCAGGAAGAATAACTCCGTATCAAGCGTTAGTAAGTGGTGTACTTAATGTTAACTCAGTACTAAGTAAGAAGCAGTTAGGTTTCATGGAAATGGACGGTAAGATTGCAGCTGGTGATAGATCTTTTAAAATGTCATTTGATGCAAATGACCAATATTTATTAGGTGGAAAATCAGTAGGTTCTTTCTTATTTTTATCTCCAATTAACCCGGATACTTTATCTGTATCCGGAGAAACAAAACAGAGTACTAAATCTGTTGAAAATGGGGAAAATAATGGACTATCTTTAGATGTAGTATTCCAATATAGGATGACTGATTATTATGGAAATGATGCAGAATCTGATATCGGTAGAATCGGAGGGTTTACTAAATTTGGATTTGGTAATCTAACATATACTAAGAAAATAGGATTGGATATATTTGATAAATATGATAATCAATTTTCATTTGACCTAGAAGTATTCGCTAAATATTCTCCTAAAGGCAAGAATTTAAATTCTATTAGAGCAGCTCAATTAGTTAGATAATAATCTAGGATATATAATAGAGAACAACCTCTATATTAAAAGATTTTAATAACTAATGGCAATAATCAGTTTTAATACTAATCCTACTACACAACCGTATTCATCTGGCGCAGATGCGGCATGTGCCGTAGATATTACAACTTTACCTCAACAAAGATTCTTTGATGATACTAATGGCACCGAGCCTGAGGTTGGTGATACTATCTTTATGACTATTGCCGGCACTCAAGCTGATGAGTTTCTTGCCGACGCAGCAAGTGGTATAAAACAGGCCGGTACTGATTATTGGTATACTACAGATTTAGGATCAGGGATTGGTATTTCGCTATTAGTAGATGAAGCTGGTAAAGTTACACAAAAATATACTTGTACACAAATTCTTGATTTTGAAACTAATTCAACTACTCAGCCATTTGAAGCCAATGAGGCTGATGCATGTGCAGTTATATTAGATGCAAATAAAACACAAAGATTTGTTGAAACTGCTGGAAGTTCACTAGAAATTGGGATGACTGTATATACAGATGCAAACGCTACAATCCCCGATACTTATTTAGCCGACGGTTCAACTGCTAAAACATCAGGAACTACATATTGGTATACTCTTGATCTTGGTAATGGAAATTCTATACCAATAGAAGTATCAGATATTGGAGAGATAGTTGCATTTGGGACTCAATGTACAACATACACTGCATTTAATACTACCAATATTTATAGTACAACTCCAGCTGGTGCATGTTCAGGTACTGGTGGAACGGTTGCAGTAAGGTATTTTGATGATAATTTTGGTACTAAAACTGAGCCGGCAATTAACGATACTATATTCTTAGATACTGCAGGAAATATAGATGAGTATGAAGGAGATGGGTCTACGCCAAAGGCGGCAGGTACTCAATATTGGTATGAAAGTGAAATTGATAAGACCTATTTAGTAAATGAATCTGGCCAAGTTATTAATATAGTCCAGTGTACTAGTACAACTGGGGTTTCAGTAGGGTCTAGGCAAACAAGTAGCTTTGATGCATGTTCAAATTCTGGTTATGTTAATTTATATTATACCACTAGTGGAAATACTACAAGCTCTTTAGTAGTTGGTGATGTGATTTGGCAAGATGTAGACAAAACCACTCCAGTGTTAGATGGTTATTACTATTTATATAATACTGATACTTGGGCACAGGTGGTAAGCGGAGAGGTAGCAGCAATAGGCTCATGTGTGATTCCGTTTGAAGCTATTCAGCTTAGTAATCCATTTGGTAATCAATTTACAGCATGTAATCAATCAACTCCTAACGAATTATATACAAACGATACAGTAGCCGCAAGTATTGTTACTGGAACTATTTTTTATAGCGATCAAAATTTACAAGTAGAGTATGATGGTGAGGGTTCTTGGTTTTATGAAGCTACAACTGATAAATCTTACAAAATTGACCAGGTTGGTGAAGTAGTAGATATTGTATCATGTCCAACGGGGCCAATATACAGTGTTGAGAGTATTAGTGTTCTATCTTCTACTCAATTTAATAATATTTGTAATGAATTTGGAACTCTGTTAAATGTTTTTTATGTTACTAATGACGGCCTTAAAAATATAGATCAAATAGCTTCTGAGAATTTACCTATTTTTACAAGTTTTAACGATGCAGAAGTACACTCTAATGAATTAAATAGTGGTACATCGCCTACACTAAATACAGTTTGGAACGCGAACATATTTTTTGAATCTTCAGATGCAGCAGAGCCATCACATCTAGAATGGGATGGAGCATCAGTAGAGTGGCCTAATGGTGGCGCAGCTGTAGAATGTATATTTATAGTTTATGATGTTTTTTCAATCTCGTTAAAACATGATCCTGATAATAATGCAACATCCGCAGCAGAATTTTGTACTACAAATTTAACAACAAGCACATTTTATTATTTAGCAGAAGAGGGTTCTACATTAGAGCTCTTAGATCTTGCGCAGCAGGATATTCCTATTTTTACAACTCAACAGGCGGCATTAGATCAAGAATCTACTTTTTTAGCGCCTAGACAAATTTATAAGAGTGATGCTAACCCGATCGACGGCTGGTTTTATTTTGGAGATGGAAATCCAGCACCTAGACAATGGTTTGGATTTACAGGCACTGGAGATTTAAGCACTGGTGGTTTAATTGAAACCGGAGGGTCTTGTGAGGAATATGAGAGGCCAGATGCCTATGGTATAAGTCAAATTAATAGTGCAAACGCATTTGCTTCTAATATATTTTATGCTTTTTGGTCATGTAGTCCGGAAGAAATAACAGGAGAGATTACATTTAATATGTACGTTATTGATGGGGATCATTTTGAAGGAGATGAGAATTATATTTCTGATTTTATATCTGCATTAAAGAGCGTAAACTATACAACATTTGAATTACCTGGCGGTAACGAATGTGTTACATTTGTACATAAAGTTAGAGCTACGGACATAGACGAAGCTGAGCTATTATTAAAAAGCATCGGTGGGTATGATGTTGCAGGTAAAAAAACAATAGTACAGCAAAAACTAGCAAGTTCAATTGGTATTTTTAGTAATAATGAAATAAAGGCGTTTGAGGGCTGTCTTAAATGTGGAGATCCTGTGGCTAATTTATATTTGTACCAATTTGGTGAAATAGATGACGATGATTTTGATCCGACATTGGGTGTTAATTTTAATACTGATAAAAATTATAATATAGATAATATTTCTAGACCTTTATTAAGAACAAACCCTAAGTTAACAACAAATATTAAATTAGTTGCAGACACTGACGATAAAATCTATTTAGAATCTATTGATGCGACTAAAGATTTAGCTAATATTGAATATAAGAAAAATGAAGTTAGTAGGACAGGATCGTATTCTTACGACATTGCTAATTTCTTTAATTCTAAAAGAACACCTAGTGAGATTATTTATAAAACAAAAAGAACATCTTCTGACACATCAGTATTAGAAGATTATCAATCTCAGATTGAGGAAGATTATCAATATGGTGCAACTCTTAATTACTCCAAGCTTTATGATGAAAAGTTTAGGATATTTGCACCAATATGGGCGGATCTTAATATGCCTAAAATGTTTGTTATTTTTAAAATAAATAATCCTGGAGAATCTGAAGAATTAAAGAATACTAACGACGATAACTTAACAAGGATTAAATCTATTTTAGCTAATGCTGAAATTGTTAAAACATTTGATTTAACAAGCGAGTCTGCAATAGGGGCTTATGTTAGAAATCATTTACAAGATGATAACTTCCCAGAAGCACCATTAACTTTTTCTTTTGAAAAAGATGAAAAATCTACTTATAATGGAATAGATTTAGTTAAGGGTGGTTTTGTTAGTAAAGCAGAATACTTATATGAAGATTTTGTTAAAAAAGATAAACCGTTGATAGAGGCTAATGACTTTATAACTGATGGGTTTAGAAGAAATTCAATAGCGTCTGCTAATATTTTAAATCTTGAATTTTTATTTGATGATGCATCTGCTAACGAATATTCTGTTAATAGATATTTTGGATTGTATGTTAACGATATAGATTCTGGACTTGGAGAAGTTTCTACATCTACATCCGGAAGAATTAAATTTAAATCTATTGAGTCATACGTAGATTCTACAAACCCGGCTACTGGTATTCCTGCTCATAGTATGATGAATAACACGCCGACGTTGGGTTATGTTTCTATTGAAGACTCTTATTATAAAATAGCTACTAATAAGTATTATGATGAATCTAATCTAAACTTAGAAGTTGTAGATAGTTTAAATGAGATATCTGGTAAATTAGGTATTAAATATAAAGACAAATCTATTGAAGCAGAAGATGTAGAAGGAGCTGCTTTTGATTATATTAAATTTACAGTAACTGATAATCCGATTGTTAATGATAATATAGCTATTGTACATACAAAAGAAGAGGTTTTTAGCTTTAAGTTTATTAAACATACACCTTTAAGTCAAATTACTATAGAGGATTCTACAGGAATTAGTTTTCAATTTAATTCTGGTAGTGATGTTTTAGATGCTATTAATAATTTTAAAACTAGCTTTTTAGCTAGTGCTTTATCTCAAAAGTCTACAATTACAATTGATGAATTAAATAAAACAATAATTGTTTCTGAAAAAAAATCAGGACTTGGAAATATAGGACTATTTGTTTCAATACCTAATGGCAATATTATTAAAGTTAGTAATGTATATACAAACGTTGATTTATATAATAGTACTATTTTTGCAGCAGATTCTGGTGAACTTACTAAAGGTACGTTTAACGGTAATAAATTTTCACAAGATGGCCAACCTAAAGATATTGCAATTGCAATGAGTGGTTGTATTAATCAGTTTTCAGAATTTAATGCTAAAAATATAGGTGCTGATGTTTATGTTAGTATAAAAATACCTGGATATAAATTACTTCAGCATGCGTTATTAATTAATCAAAATAATAATATTGATTTTGTTAGCGCAGAAAATTATGATCCAAATGGCTTTTTATTAAACTTAGACTCTACTATACTTAATAGCTGGAGGCCTTATTATTTTAACGGTGGTGCTAGTAATGGTACTTCTATGCTTGTTAAAAGTGATACTATTAGTGAAATTAATATTAATGATTACATTGCTACTAATTACGCGGGCAGATTTAATAAAATTAAAGATGTTGTTGAATATGTTGAAGACTTAAATGCTGGATATCATAGGTTAATTTTAAGTGAGCCTAATTCTATTGGCTCTGGAGAGCTTAGATTATATAGAGAAAATAACCTTAGAATTGGTTTATTTTCAGCGTATGATATTTATGATTTAAACTTTGATTTTTATGATACTTCTAATTCTGATCTTAAAGAACTATATAAAGAAGAGTTTTCTAATATTGAGTATAAACCTTATTCGACTACTAAAGAATGGACAGATGAAGATCTCTTTAGTTATAGAGCAAATTATGAAGGCCTTGAAACCAGTGATATTTTAAGTGAAGATTTTGAACTTAGTCCATCTGAATATTTTTCAAACCTGCTTCCTATATTAGATAACGAATCTATTGTAGGTGCTAATTCTAAATTTATTAATTCTGAATTTGATAGGCTAGAAGAAAATAATGTAAAGGAATTATCTTTAAACTCACGAGTGGTTCCTAATATTAATAAATGGGTACTTAAAGATTGTGATACTGTTAGAGAACAGCCATATTATTTAAATGCTAATGAAGCTTTTGGTAGAACCAATTTCGCACCAGATTTATCAGTTGCTGGTAGAGATAAAAAGGCATTTACTCATGAATGGTTTTATATAGATAAAATACCTAATTTTTATAGATACAACCATGTTAATGAAACTTTTAGTTATATTAATTTTATACAAGATTTTGAAATAACTAAAGAGATGTTTATGGATAATAATCTTGACTACTTTGACAAGTTTATGATATGTGATGGTCTTGAAATAAGCTCTAATTCTAGTGATTTAACAGATGATCGCTCAGTAAATTTTGACATGAACACGTTTGCAAAAAAACCTTTAAAAAAGAAATATAGTATTATTAAAAATGGTAATGATATTTCATTTGCAAGCACTTTCTTTAAAGGTATTAAAGTTTTATTTAGATCAAGAAAAGAGTTTACAAATCAAATAGCATCTGAGTATGTAAAAAATAATGAATTTAATGGTTACCGTTTTAGTACTTTAGTTAAGGTTAATCAAGACAATACAGCAGACGGCAAAAATTCTATTGAATATGATGTTATAAAAAACGAAGCACATAAATTTGTAATATTCTTTATTACACTAAATATTTCAGATTTTTGGATTGATAATACTCTTTCTAGAAAAATGATGTATGAATTAAATCATAAAATGGTTTTTGATAATTCAGATAATTATGGAGATGGTATTGGTGAATATGTTTATAGTGATGCAAACCTTTCAGGAGCTTTAAATTTATTAAGTGTTGATTTTAGTGGATCTGGGCCCTACGTTGTTAGAGGTATGGAACATAACAATGGAACTGACCCTGAGTTTGATACTCAAATATCACCGGGGAGTGATGGTTTATATGGAAGAATTATAATAGAATTTGCAGGCTCGGTTGGTACTTGGGCAGCAAGAGTAGCCACTGTAAATTCAAATGAAGAGTTAGTATTACAGGAAATACCTTATAGAGTAGATGATCCTAGTATAATAATGCCTGTTGCTTATTTAAGTTCAACATTATTAGTTAATGCAGATTATGTATATGAAGGTGGTGGTGTAAATGCACATTCTAAACTTTTAGAAAAACTTTCTATACAATATGTTTCTAAAATGTTAAACTCAAATGGAGCAGATATAAATTACAAAACAATAACTACAGACGGTACTGTTCTTGATAATAGATTTATTATAAACTTTGAAGATGGTAAAGAAATTATTAAAGAATCAAATTTAAAAATAGAAGAAGATACTAATAAACCACAGACTTTTAAGTTAAGCTCTGGAACTATTGGATATAATATTGTACCCGGGGAAACATACTACCCATTCTTGATTAGACATTCTGGAAATTATACAGTGGATATGAGACCGGTGGTTACGTTTACAGATTTATATACTCATTTTAAAGTAAATAGAGATCATGTTTCCGGTAATGCTGTTGAAAGATCTTTTGAAGAAAGTTTATATAGACACTCTTTAAATGATGTATCTGAGGTTGCGATAGCTAGAAAATACTATAATAGGTATAATAGAACTGGAACTACATTTAATCTTGGTTTTATACAAGATAATGGAGAACATGATTCTAATTGGGGTGTAATAAAAAATCATTTTTACCACAAAGTTAATGATATAAACACTAAGGGTGTTATTAAACTTTCTGCCAGTAGTGATTTGTTGCCACTTTACCCACTAATTAGCGAGATCGCAATAGATAAAAAAGACATAAATGTATTTAAGTCTTCATGGGATAGTGAATACTATTCTAGGTCTTTATCTGGTGGTAAAAGTACTAATGTCGTAGGAACGTTTGGGGTTATTGAAGAAAGATCTTATTTAGCCTCTACAATGATGACACTAGAAGATTCATATTTACTATTAGATTATACTACAGCTAATGTTAACAATAAAGAAGAATTAGATGATATTTTAAGAAATTCTAACAATACTGCAGATATTATGATATTTGAAGATAAAAATAATATTATTGCAGATTTTTATATGGATTCAGTTATCTATAAAAAACTTAGAGATTCTGGAGTTTTAAATACGTTAATAGAGTTTGTTAATCCGGAAAAATCATTTGGTGATAAAACTACACTTATTGATGATTCTCAGAATTATATTATTAAAAACTTAATAGATGTTTTAACTATAGATAATTTAGTACTATATACTAAGTCTTTTAAAGGCAAGGGATCTGAGTTTATTAATACTTTAAATACAGGCGATCTAAGTTCTAATGGATTTGAAAGCGACAATAATTTTACTTATAAACCGCATACACAAACACCACTAAACTTCAGACTGATATATAATAAAAGGTTAGGCTACTCTTATGATATAAGGCCTATGATAAAAATAAAGTCATAATATGGCAATCAATATAAAAGAGATTTTACACCCAAGCGATTCAGACTCTATAAAGTTTGAAAAGATCAATTATAACTTTGATCAAATTTTAATTAATGGAGGAGGTCCACAGGGTATACAAGGAATTAAGGGACAACAAGGTGCCGAAGGTGCAACTGGTGTTAAAGGTGAAAAGGGTGAAATTGGAACTAAAGGTGACCAAGGTGATCCTGGAGTCTCAGATACTCCATGGGAGCGCGTAACTAATGTTTCAAATAATTCACATATACTTAAACCAAAATTAGATGGAGACGCTAGTGCGTCAGCCTTATGGCTTGGAGATTCAACTTTTAATGAGGGTGGTTCTGGACAAGATCTTACTGGTGAAACTACAGCAAATGCTAGAATTACGTTAGAATTAGATCCAGGAGAGTATGATCATTTTAAATCTTTTAGAATTGCACCAGATAAAGTTTTAAATTTTACTCACGATATAATAAATAGCGTTGATACTTTTGGATTTAAAAAAGATTTTGGATCTGCTACAAGTGAATTAGCTTTTCAAATCGCTGTAAATAGCATTAATCTTTCAGCTGAAAATGATATACAATTAAGTTCACAAGGGTTAACTATAGATATAGACCCAGGGAATGGCGTTATTAAATTTCATGATACGGTTAACAGTCTTAATGTACATAACGTGGAATTTGATCTTGAAACTTTGTTTTATGCTAAATCTGTTTGGACGAATACTTCGTCAATTCGCCTGCCGGCTGGTACTACTGCCGAAAGAACTTTAGATACCAACCAGGGTCAAATTAGGTTTAATACTGATACTGATCAATTTGAGGGTCGACATGGTTCTGATTGGAGAGGTTTAGGTGGATTAATTGATGCCGATCAAGATACTTATATTACTGCAGAAGAAGCACCTGATGAAGATGTATTAAGAATGTATGCTGGTGGAACTGAACTAGTTTCAGTAAATGTTTCAATAGGTGATGGTTTTTCAACTACTGATAATGCAATATCTATTAAAAATACTACAGAGCTGCTAGGAGATTTGCAAATTAATGAATCCGGTCGTGGTATTTTGTATAAAGCAGATGAAGGTGGCTCATTAGGCGCTGGCGAATTAGACGCGCCAAATGAAGGTACTCCTAAAAGCCAAAGAAGAATTGATGATTATTTTTATCAACCTAGTACAACTTCAGATTTTGGTGACCTTGCTTTAGATGGTAATACTGATTCTGCATTTGCATCTAACTCATGGGTTAGATTTCTTGATGCTACCTGGTTAACATCTACTAATCAATTTAGAGTACATAAAAAAGTTAGTAACCAAAACCAGACATTAGTTAATGCACAAGCACTTAGGATGGCAATAAGACCTTCAAAAAGTAAAATTACATATACTAAAATTGGCCACCAAGTTACAGCATCGGGTCAAATAAATTACATGCCAGCACCTTTAAATACTATCCATTATAGTAATGGTATGAATTTAAATGGAGAATATGGTGCTGACAATACGCCTGCAAGTGGCTCACAAATGGCTCAAAACATAAAAGGTAGGGTAGCTGTTTTCCCATCACCAATCTATTGGCCATATAGAAATGCCGCGGCACATTGGATATTATTTCCAATAATGATTCAAATAGATGGTTTTAAAAATACAGATGGTTTCGAAGATAATTACACCGAAGAATATTGGGGTGCAATACCGCCAGGTGGTAATTATTTTAACATAGCTAAGAAAAAGCCTACAACAATTGTAATTAACGATGGTTTTGGTGAAGAAAATCAATCTACTGTTTTCGGATCAACTCCAGGGGTGCTGTTAGCAGATGAGATAGAGGCTGACTTTTTAAATGTTGAGGATTTTGATTGGAAAACTACAACACCTGATGGCCTTTATGCCGTCATGTTGTATTATAACTTTACATATCCAACGAATGATAAATCTTATGAAGTTTTTAATCAAAATGAAAGATTAGCAACCTATAATGAAACATTAAGTAATACTCAGATAATAACGCCGACTCCAGGATCACCATCGCCTATTTCGCCGTCACCGGTACCGACGCCAGCGCCAGTGACGCCGGGGCCGAAAAACCCTGTTGTACTTAATCCGTCTCCGTCACCGACGCCGACGCCAACACCAACGCCGACACCAACGCCGACGCCAACACCAACACCAACGCCGATCGTAGTATCTCCACCAGGAACACCATCACCGTCGCCAATTCCTCTAGTCTCACCAGGCAGTACCAGCCCAACAAAAACCACGTCTGATAGAAGATTAAAGAAGAATATAACTAAAATTGGTGAATCGCCAAGTGGGTTAAACATATATAGTTTTGAATATAAGGACTTAGTACACGGAGTTGGATTATTCCAAGGTGTAATGTCTGATGAAATTCCTGAGAATGCTGTAATTAAACATGCAGATGGATTTGATCGTGTAGATTATTCTCAATTAGATGTAGAATTTAAACAAATACAATTAAATACAACAATGGTTTAGTAATTAAAAAGTAAATAATGAATAAATTAAAAAAAATATTATCTAATAAAAGCACACTTGGTTTTGTACTAGGTGTTCTTTTCGTTTTATTATTTTTAAGACAATGTGAACAGACTGAAAAACTTAAAAGAGATTTAAAAACTACACAAGAAACTTCAGATAGAAACTTTAATAATTATTTAGCTTCTAAAGACTCTATAGAAATTTATAAAACCGGAACTGGTGAGTTAATTAGCACGATTAGAAGTTATGAATTTGATATAATAAACCTAAAAGACGATCAGAAAGACATGATTAAAAAGTATACAAATGCTCTTAATTTAAATAAAGATTTAAATGAAGTAAATACTTTGATTTCTGCTGAACTTGCAATTAAAGATAGTTTATTAGCATCAACTAGCGTCGTGGAGATTGATTCTACTACAAGTGAAATAAAGTACAATAAGTTTGATATATTTAGCAAAGGGAATACTAGAACATTAACAGGTTCTTCTACTGTTAGATTTAGTGGTGGTAAATTCTATATAATAGGTGAGAGTCAATTTAATATAGATCAAACATTATCTTTAAGTGCAGCAATTGAAAACGTAGAAGGTTCAAATAGACTTAAATTATCAACAACATATCCTGGATTAATTATCTCTGATATTGAAAATATAAACCTGATAAATACTAAACTAAACCAAAGATATGAAAAAAAATCTGGTTGGTCTATCGGAATAGGAGTTGGGTATGGAATAAACTTAAATAATAATCAAGTAATTAGTACTGGCCCTTCTATTGGTTTAGGAGTATATTGGTCACCTAAGTGGTTGAGGTTTTAAATATAAAAAATTATGGCACAATCTTCAGCATATTATAGAATAGATAACGACGTACTAATTGAATTTATCTATCACGATCAAAGTAATCCTTCTGCATATCAGATAGAAGTAGATGACAATGGTAGTGAAGTTAAATTTATAGATACAGTACAAGGTGACTCTACACAAAAAAGACACCTAATAAGTGAATTGGGTGGTAACGTGGTTAACTTTGATGTTACTTCAGCATCAGGTTATTTGTCTATAGAAAATTTTGCTGGAAGAACTCTTCTTTTACAGAATGGTAAAACTTATAAATTTGATTTATCTGGATTATCATTAGCAGAGCAATCTAGTTTTGAAATTACAGGAGCATTGGGTGTTTATAGTTATTCACCAGTGACATATATTGCAACTTATACACCAACTCAGAATGGACAAGTTGAATATAAAGCAGATAATTTAATTGGTGGTAAAATTACAGTAGCAAGTAGGGCTAACCCTCTTTTTGCAAATCCAGATGAAAATGCAGGTAATGATATAAATCAAATACTAGGTAGATTTCACGCAGTTAAACATTTAAATGACGCGAATAGATATGCACTTATTGGTTATGATTCTACTGGAGCATACGATGCTTATAATTATTTAAATAATAATCCAAACTGGAATGGTTCTAATGAAACTGATGTTTTAAATTCTCAAGTAGACAACACTGCTAATATTAATTATATTAAATATGATACTATTAGATTACACTTAAGAAGTGGATATAGTTTTGCATCTAGGGGTTATGAAGGGTTTTTATTTCAAGTTTTAGCAGAAAGAGAATCCGGTGTAGAAAATAATCTTACACAATTAGTTTATTTAAACTCATCTAATTACGAATTAGCTAATCCTAGGCCTTTTGTTTTAGGAGAAACTTTATTTGCTAAATTTATCGAAGTTAAAGTTCCTACTTTAGTTAACCAAAATACAGAGTTTTTAAATAGGTTTTTTGGAGATGGATCTATAGGTTCTTCTGATTTAAAAGCAGATAGTAATTATGGTATTAATTTTAAATTGATTTCTAGAATAGAGTCAAGTACTGAATTTGATTTTATACACACTGCTGAAGAAAATAAATTTACTATTTCTAGAGAAGATGAATTTCAAGATTTTACTGTAGTGGTTGAAGATGCTACTGACGGAGATTATTTTAGATTATATGGTGAAAGAGATGGAAGTACTGCTGGTTTTGAAAGATACTTATTAGATAAAATTCAACTTAGCGGTGATGATATTATGGTAATGTTTGATGTTGATGTTTTTGAACAAGTAGGTGTTTCTAATATTAAAACATTTAGTACAACATATTCACAATATGAAGATTTTGATACTCCTATTGTTTTTAGACCTGTTATAATTAATTCAAACGTTGCAGTTAATTTTTCAATAGATGTAACTATGAGAATTTGGAATCAAACTGATAATACACAAATAGTAAAACGAGCTAGCATAACAACTGCACAAGCTGGTAGATACGGTAAAAGATTGCAGAAGGTAAACATTAATGGTAACAATACATTAACTGAGGTTTATAATATTCTTCCTAACATTTCAACTAATAGAAAAGTAGGTAGTTTAATTTCTAATATGATGCCAGCTAGAAGTATTAAAAAAGTTCCGGCATTTATAGAAAGATATAACGTTGTTGTGGGCTCAAGTGGAATGCAACAAGTAGAAGGTGGATTAGAAGAAGTTGATAGTAAGCCTTATACTTCAAGTGCTAACTTATTGATTGTAATACCGCCATTCAGTACTTATTTAAAGTTTAAATTAGCTAAAAATAAAACTGGTGATATTATTAATATACCTTTAAATAATGTAGAAAATATTGTATTATCGTTTGTCGATGGTAAAAATAAATTAAAATTTAATCATATAATAGATAAGTCTGTTAATATGGGAGACGGTGAAGTTCTTTTTAAATTAAGTGAAGCTAATGCAGTTGCTATTAGAGGCCTTCGTTCTAGAACTTTTTATATAAGTATGGATAATGGTACTGATGAGACTATGATTACAAGTGGTAGATGGGTTGCAAACCTTCCGGTAGCACCAACACCAAAACCAATACCAACGCCAGATGTGGCGCCAACGCCAACGCCGACACCGGCACCGACGCCAGCGCCAGAAGATCCTGGAACTGTAGCTGAAGAAGATTTACCACCAACACCGTCGGTGGCGTCTATAAGTGAAACTGGAGCAACTGCTTCAATTAAAGGGAACTCGGGTCCAAAATTTGTAAATCCTAAAGATAATGTAAAGCCTGTTAAAGTCGGGCCTTCTGGAGTTAACTTTGTAAAAGGACCTCCTCTACAATACGAACCGGATAGAAGTAGTTATGGAAATCCTAAAAAATCACCTAGAAGCGGTAGAAGCGGCGGCGGAGGAAGTGGTGCTAGAGGCCAAAATACTGGTTTTAGCTCTGATGATTTTAAAAACGACAATCTTCTTTAAGATATAAGATATTATGATTTTAAATAGCAGAAATAACCTTTATGATTTTAGATTTCCTAGAAAATTTGTACCAGAAGAAGTTGCAAATAAATACAAATCGTATTTAAATAGAATTCCGGGATCTTTATTAGCAGAGCCTATTGATTATATTAATTATTCTATACAGGGTATTAATGTGCCAGGAATTTCTTTTGATCCAATTACTCAAGCTGATAATGATGGAACCACAAGGTATCACAGGGGAGCAGTTCCAATTCAAAATACAATTCAAAGAGAATTTACAGTGACCATGCAATTATTAGATGGTTTTATTAATTATTGGATTATGATGGACACATTGCTTTATTATTATGCAAGAAGTACAAAAGAACCTTATACTCAGCCTTTAACATTAAGAATTTTAGATGCCGAGGGAGCTTCTGTTGCATATATGGAATTTCAAAAACCGATTATGAACTCAATAAATGAATTAAGTCTTAATATGGCACAGAACGTAGCAGAGTTTAATACATTTGAGGTTTCATTTTTTTACAATAAACTAGATCTTAGACTAGAAATAGAATAAAAAGATATATACTTTATAAAAAATATTATGAATATGAAAACATTTAACGATTATTTAGTAGAAAACGAAATTAGTGAGCAGGACTATTCTTTAGTCAAAGAGGGCTTACAAGAAGAGTGGACTCCAGAATTAGAAGCTGAAGTAGATGCGGCTATTGAAGCATTTGAAGCTGAATATAAAAGAAAGGATGGTACTTATGATTTAGATCGTTTAAATGAAGAGATGACTAATGAAGGTATTCTAGGTTCTATTATAGGTGGTTTAGCTGGATTTGCATTAGGTAAATCAATTGGAAAGGTTATTGCTAAAGTTTTAGGAATTCAAAAAGGTATTTTTTACGATTTATTAACTTCCAGATTAGTTGGTGCCGCTCTTGGTGCTGCAATGGGTAAAAGAATTTAAATGAATTTTATAGGAGTAGACTTCTCATTAAACTCACCAGGTATTTGTATCTGGAATGATAAAAGTAAAGTGTATCACTTTATAAGTTATCTTAAGCCTAAATCAGGTACTAAGGCTGAACAAAAAATGCAGGAAGAAATTAGCATTTTACCAGATGTCACATTAGTGGCTCAGCCAGATTTCACAAGTAATAAAGATTATTCAAAATCAGAATTAGCTAAAGTTAAAAGATATGACAGGATGGCTGATGATATTCTTAATTTAATTGCACAGAATACATTTGAATCTGATGGATTTACTATTGCATTTGAAGGCTCTTCTTATGGTTCTAAAATGGGAACTAATAATATGATTGACATGGCAGCAGGTGCTGCTATTTTAAAATTAAAGATGATAAAGACTTTAAAGCCGGAAGATATCTTGACTGTAGCTCCAACCTCTCTTAAGAAGTTTGCAGGTAAAGGTAATATGAGTAAGCTACAATTATTTGATGCCTTTAAAGCAAATACCGCTAATGACAAGTCTCTGCTTAAAAGCTCTTTCTATAAATATGTTAGGGAAATTGAAACTGGGAAAAAGGTGCCTAAACCTTTTGATGACCTTATTGATGCTTGCTATCTTGTAGCTTATACTGCTAACGCTCTGAACTAACCTTATCTTTCCTTTAAATACATTACTTATATGCAAGCCTACTGGCTTTGTTCCAAACTATTTCAACTTTTTTTCAAATTAATTTTTTTAAGCTAATTTAGAAACAATTTTAAACTTAGATATATAACCTATATGTTACTTAAACAATTAAAATAACTTGTATATGTTAGTTACTACTGACTTTCTCAGTCTAGACAGAGTCCTAATAAAAATGGTGAAAGATAATAAAATCACTGCAATTGAGCGTGATACATTACTACACAAGGCAGGGCTGCTTAAGCTTAAGGACGGTAGATGGAGAGAAAATGAAAGTACGATATTAACATTGCAAACTATTTGAAACTAAATAAAGTAGCATACTATAAGGAATGAAAGGACATTAAAGTTATTTCAAGTATTAAACAATTAAACAATTTAAAGGAATTATGGCAGATTTTGACATTTTTAACTTGGGCGTAGAAGACGTAGAAACTCACCAAGTACAAACAAGTAACTCAACAAATGAGATTTACAAACCAACAGCAGACGATGGTAAAGACGGAACTTACAAAGCATTAATACGTTTTGTACCTAATCCAGAAAACCCTCGTAACTCACTAATCCAAAAATATGTCCACTGGTTAACTAACTCTTCAGGAGATGGTAAATTAGTAGACAGTCCATCAACAATCGGAGAGAAATGTCCTATTGCAGACGTATTTTGGAAATTAAGAAAGTCTGACTCAGCAGTTGACCGTAAGGCATCTGAGAAACTGAAAAGACGTCAGCAGTATTATGCACTTATTAAAATCGTAAAGGATCCACAAAATCCAGATTTAGAAGGACAGTACAAAGTATTTAAATTCGGGTATAAGATCAAAGAGAAGATCGATGCTGAATTAAAACCAGACTTTGGGGAGCCAACACAAGTATTTGACCTTTTTGAAGGAAAGAACTTTGAGTTGATTATCACAAGACAAGGTGAATACAACAACTATGACAAGTCTAAATTCTCTGCAAGTAAATCAGCAATTATCTTAGAAGATGCACCAGCTGAAAGAAATAAAGAGACAATGGCGACGATCAAAACAGAATTAGACAATGCACCATCATTAGCTAACTATGACTACAGAGCATGGGATGAAGATATGCGTAGCTTTGTTAACGATGTACTTCGTATGTACCTTAACCCAGGAGAGTCTATTGCAGCCATAACCGGATCTGCAAAGAAAGAAGAAAAACCAGCACCAGCTAAAGTAGCAGAAACTGCAGGTTCTGCAACTACAACTGCAAGTACAGATTCTAAAGTTAGTACGGATGATGATTTAGATTCTTTTTTGAATGACCTCGACATCTAATATACAATTAACGGAAGAACTAAGAGAAAGAATTAAAAAAGCGTTAAAGGAACTTTGCGTACAAGAACACTCTTCTCCTAGTAAACAACTTCTTAAGAGCATGCCAGGGCGAATAACCCTGGCATGTCCTTATTGTGGCGATTCACATACAGACCATACTAAAAAGCGTGGTAACATGTATTGGGATACGCTTCAATATCATTGTTATAACTGCAGCGAACATACAAATATCCATTCTTTATTAAAAGACCATGGCATTAAGCTTAGTAATTCTGATGATGCTTTTACAGTAATTGACTATATTCAACAGAATAAGGTCAAAATAAACTCAGAGGACACACTTAAGCATGCTGTAATGAGTTCAGTTGAAGAATATGCAATAACACTTGATGATTTTAAAAAGTCTTTTAAAGCTAAGCCAGTTGAACCTGGTGATTGGATTTGGTTTCAATTAAAAGATAGACTTCTTCATAATAGAACCGATGAATTCCTTTATACAGAAAAGGGCCATCGACTTTGGATTCTTAATATGACCAATACTGGAAAGGTGATGGGAGCTCAAACTAGAAAAATGAAGGGCTATGGTTCTAGGTATCTAACTTACGATCTATCAAAACTCTATTCTGAAATGGGAAATCAACTTGAAGTAGAACCAATATTATTAGGCAATATGAATAAGGCATCAACCTTATTTGGTATTATGCAAATTAACTTTCAAAGACCAGTAACTCTTTTTGAAGGGCCACTTGATGCTAAGTTTATGCATAACTCTATTGCTTTAGCAACTGCTGGTAGAACTACAGATGAGTTTGACGAAATGGCTACGGTTAGATATATGTTTGATAATGATAAAACAGGACGCTCTAAAATGATTGAAAAACTTAAAAAAGGTAAATCAGTATTTATGTGGTCTAAATTTCTTAAAGATAATAATCTAGATAAATATAATATCAAAGATTTAAATGATTTGATGTTAAAATGTTTTGAGCTTAAGTCAAATGCACATAAGCAAATTAATAATTATTTCACATCAAACCAATTAGACTTATGGTACTTATAGAAGATATTAACGATATAGTGGAAGATAACTTAGAAGATTTTTATAGAGACAAGAGTAGATTTAAAAACCTTAAATTACTTATTGACTTTACACCAATTGAGCATAAACCGGAAAGTGTTGCTTTTGATCCTGGTAAACCCAAGTTTAAAAAGAAACAAAAAACCAGCGTTTACATAAAGCCCAAGCGAGGTGATGATAAATCTTTATTTTAAATAAACATAAATGAGTAAAGAACAAATATTAAATTTGGATGCTAAGTTAAGTACCCAAAGAACAGAGTGGTCTAATAAAATTAAAGCACTCGCACAAAGCCTTCGTAATATTAATACAATGGAAGGCACTATAGCAGATGTGCTATCTTCTAGACAGACTCTTATAGATCAAATGGCATATATGAATGTTAAGATTAAAGAGCAAAAATCAAAAATAAGTGTTAGGTATCGAGAGGCTTATATTCGTTATTATGAATATGACTATAAGCTTGGTGAGAAGCAAAAAGAAAAGTTTATTGAAACTGATCTTTCAAATGAGAACATGATACTATCACATCTAGAAAATCAATTAGATTTTTTTAGAGAATCGGTCAAAACCCTAGATAATATGGGCTTTGCAATCCGAAATAGATTGGCATTAAAGGATCTATAAAAAGAAACAAAAACACATTAAGTGGAAATAAGTTTAACAGATAATAAGCAATTGCTAAGAGTTGATTCGGCTACAGAAATGGAAATCGAACAGCTCAATATTTCTTTAAACCGTAGGGTAGAAAATTGGAGATTTCACCCATTGGTTAAAAAGGGACTATGGGATGGCTACATATCTTATATAAAAGATGACAAATGGATTCCTTCTGGTCTTTGGCGAGAAGTGATGAATGTTTGTAAAGAATATAAATATGAATTAAAAATAAATGGTATTACTGAATTGTTTGATAGAAATATTAATCAAGAAACTTTTACCGAATGGGCCTTAGAATTTTTTGAGGGCTCTCAAATAACTCCAAGAGATTATCAGATTGAGGCTGCATTTAACATCCTTAAATTTAGAAAGTGCTTATCTGAATTAGCAACTTCTGCCGGGAAAACTTTAATTTCATTTCTTACAGTAGCATATATGTTAGAAAAACAAAAGGCAAAAAGAATACTCTTTATTGTACCTAATGTTTCTCTTGTAGTACAGGCCACTGAAGATTTTTTAGACTATAATTGGAAAGGCAGGGCAAATATTAAAGTACAACAAATCTATTCTGGCCAAAAGATTAGGCCGGGTAGAAATGTAGTAGTTGGTACTTATCAATCCCTTGTTAAAAAAGATAAAGAATATTTTGAACAGTTTGATGCTGTTATTATTGATGAAACACATAAGGCCAAGTCTACATCAATTAAAACTATTCTACAAAAATGTGTTAACGCTGAATATAGAAGCGGACTCTCTGGTACAATACCAAAAGCAAACACATTGGATAGACTTACTCTTATGGCTTATACTGGACCGGTAATCACGGAGGTGTCTGCAAACTTTTTACAAAATGAAGGACATATTGCACAATGTCACGTTAAGGTAATTAAAATGGATTATGCTGCACAATCTACAAAGGATGCTTTTAGAGAGATGTCACAGAATAGATATGAAAGCAAGGATGTTTTTAAATTTGAACAGAACTATATAATTAATTCCCCTGGAAGACTTAACTTTATAACAAGTGTAATTTCAAGAGTTAAGAGAAATAGCCTCGTTCTTTTTCACAGAATTGAACATGGCCGAAAGATATATGACAAACTTAGGCAAGAAAGTAATAAAATAGTTTATTATGTTGATGGCGGAATTGATAAAGATATTAGAGAAGAATATAAAAAGAAAATGGAAGCCGGAGAAGAAGTCGTTATCGTCGCTTCATACGGTACATTCTCAACTGGTATATCCATCAAGAAAATCCACAACATATTCTTTACAGAATCATTTAAATCAGAAGTAATCATTAGGCAATCTATTGGTAGAGGTTTAAGGCAACATAAATCAAAGGATAGTGTAAACATTATTGACTTTGTAGATGACTTAAGCTCACCGGATTGGGATAACTACTTAATAAGACACTCAAAAGCTAGGCAGAAAATCTATAAAGAACAGAAGTTTAAGTATGATATTAAAAACGTAACTTTTGAGGGGGATATATAATCTAATACTATAAAAAATAAAAAAATATAAAAGATGAAGAAATTAAATTCATTTGCTGAATTTTCTGCAGCAAAACATGAAAAAGATACTGTTGCATTAGAGAAAAAACAGAACGCTAAAAGATCTAACGAAGCAGATCTATTTAAAGAACTTTTATCTGAATATGGAGTAACTCGAATAAAAGAATTAGAAGAAGAAAAAAGATTTGAATTTTTTGACAAGTTAAAAAATTTAGGCCTTAATGAGTCTATTTTATTACTAACAGAAGCCACTAGAGGCCATTTTGGTAAAATAGACAAAAGAGGTAATATAGAAAGTGTATACACACATGCTGATTCTTATCCAGAAGCAATGTTACCACTTATTAAGATGACATATTTAAAGGGTGGTTCGCCACTAAACATGGTTCTTAAAAATGGAGGTAGCTCTGGATTAGAAGAAGACCCAAGGTATATGAATTACTATGGCGACATGGAAAATCAAAAAGGAAAGATTAAAAACATGTCTAAATATCTAGAAGATATTGGTTGGGCAGAATATGTTTATCTTTTTGACGAGCGAGATGGTAAATGGTATATGCTACATGTAGACGGAAACGCAGAGTTAGTTCCAGCATTTGAGTCGCTTGCGGTTAACGAATCAACTAGATCTCAAATTGGTATTCTTAGTAAGAGTGGTAAAATCACATCAACATACGTACATTCTGATGGTTACCCAGAGCACATGCTACCAATGTTAAAAGGATATAGCGAAAGTGACATTAAGCAATTAATGAAATTAGGAAAGGCTGGTATTTCATTTTTAGATAAATCAATAGGTAAGAAACATAGTTTTTCTAATCCGACTAGAGGTTATACTATTTTTTACGGAAGAGATCGTGGTGAAAGCGGTGACATGCAAACAACAGGACAATATAAAAAAGTAGACCAATATTTAAATGATGTTTCAAATGGAGCCGGCGCTGAGTGGGTTTATTTATGGGATGAAGAGAATAAAAATTGGTTGGTAGCAGACATATATGGCGATAAAGAACTAATGCCATCATCAACCTTTGAATCAGTTGTTAATGAAACATCTCTTTCGGGTATAGAATTTGGAAACGATGACGATATACACCCAACTAAATTTAAACCCTTAACTACATCTTTAAAGAAGAATAAAGTTAAAATGAAAGTTCAAAAAGAAGAAGGTGACCACGGTTACCCAGAAGTTAAATTAACCGGTAAAAGAGAAGATATCGAAAAAGTTTTAGCTGATGTATGGGGACCAGACTCAATCTCTGACTATGAAGATTATTTTGAATCAGTAGTTAATGAATCAGAAGCTGAAAATATCTTACAGGATCTTTTAGATGAAAGAGGAGGAGACATGGGAGAATTACATGGCATGGAAATGGAAGATGCTTTAGATACAGTTGAATCTTATGGACATAAAGGTTCTAAAGCAAAAAAGATTGCACAAGAATTAGTTTCAATGTGCAATGAATCAGTAGTTAATGAAGCTATTAAAGTTGACGGCAAAAGAGATGCTAAAAAGGTAGTTACACAATATAAGAAAATATTCTATAAGACTTTACCAGATTTTGGTGCAATGTCTCATGAGTCTATTAGAGGTTGTGTTAAATATCTTTTTGAAGAAGCAATGACAGACGCTAACTTCCATAGAGAAAAAATTGTTTCTAGAAACATTAAAGGTAAAATGGCGGCTTTAGAGATTAAGTTACCAGGTCTAGGTGGACACTTTGTAAAACTAGGAACTACTACTTTAAAAAGGATTCTAGACAAATACTATTCAGATATCGCTAATGCGGCAGGATGGTCTGGCCAAGGGATTGTTGAAGGAACTGCTCTATTTTTACAAGAGCTTAAAGAAGAAAGAATGGGACAATCTTTATTAGATGATTTTAATTCTCTTTTTGAATCTGTAAACGAGGCTGAAATTAAATCTGAAGAAGATTTTAAAGAATACGCATACGAAGTATTACAAAAAGCTTTTGGAGAAGAATTTGATGAGGCTAAAGCAGACGAGGTTGTTGCCGGCATATTAAAAAAATGCGATGGTGACTACGGAAAATGTGCAGGAATTTTACAATCATCACTAGCATAATATGAAAAAACTACAATCTTATAGAGAATTTGTACTGGAAAGAAGGACTTTGAAAGAGGCTCCTTCATTTTCGGTTAATGAGGCTTTAATACTTGAAGGTGGTGCCGCAGGACACATGTCACATCCATTTGATAATAAACAATTAACATTTGGAGACTTTAAAAAATTAATCCAATCTGGACTTAGCGGTGAACTTAATTTTGAAGAAGAGCCTACTGAAAAAACTGATGGGCAAAATCTTTTTGTCACTGTAAAGGATGGCCAAGCAATGTTTGCTAGAAATAAAGGACAAATGGCAAACCCATTAGACCTTAATGGTATTATCGATATGTTTACTGGACATGCATCAAAATTAGTTGAAGAAACTTATATTTTTGCTGCTAAAGATTTAGCAACTTCTCTAGTCAAGTTATCTGATAAAGATTTAGAAGCATTTGATAATGGTAAGAACTTTATGAACATGGAGCTTATCTACTCTAAAAACCCAAATGTTATCTATTATGATAGAGACGTTATTCAATTTCATGGAATTAAAATAACAGATGGTAATGGTAATATAATTGGCGAAGAGCCTAAGTACGGTAAATCAATTGCTGCTGCTTTAGAAAAAGTTAACGCTAATATTGGTAAAGTCTTTACAGTTATTCCACCACAAATTATTAAGATAGGTAAGGATATTGATTTTGAAAAGAACCAACTTAAGTTTATAAAAAAGGTTGAAGCGCTAAGAGATCGTTATGGATTAACAGATGCAGATGAGGTTTCTAGATATCATGAAATGTGGTGGAGAGAAACTATTGATAAAAACTTCCCCGATTTACAACAAGACTATAAAGAAGGCTTATTATTAAGATGGGCTTATGGAGATAAGAAAACACTTAATCTAAGAAGTCTTGCAAAGGAAATAGGAAAAGATGAAGCAGCTGCTGTTAAAAGATTTGACAAAGAAGATGTTAAAAAGAAATATAAAGAAAATATTAGACCTTTTGAAGATCTTTTCTTAGAATTAGGTTCTGTTATCTTAAAGAACGCTTCTAACTTTGTGGCTGCAAATCCAGATAAAGAAATGCAGAGACTGCATAATCAAATTAGAACAGAAGCTGATAAGATTAAAAAGGGCGGAGATATAACTCAGATAAATAAAGTAGCTAAAGAACTAGAACGTTTAGATAGAATTGGAGGTATTGAATCTATCATACCAACCGAAGGCCTTGTATTTAGATATAAAGGACATACTTATAAACTAACTGGAACTTTTGCTGCAATTAATCAATTAATGGGAATTATTAAATACGGTAGATAACAATGGCATTACAAAACCTAAAAACATATTTTGAATCAAGTAATAGACAAGATTTTATTAAGTTAATAAAATCAACAAGTCTTATATCTGAAAAGATACAAGCCTCTTCATTTCATGTTAAAAGATCTTCTAATGGAGAATTTGAATTTTATAAAAGTGGTTCAAAAATAGCTATGAATAAAGTTGATAGGACTATTGTTAAATATTATGAAAATGCAATTAATTATTTTAAATCTTTAGATCCTAAACTTTTAGAAAAGCTTCCAACAGATTGGAAATTTGGTTTTGATTATTTACCAACTAAAAAAGCAATCGACATTGAGTACGATGCCTTACCTAAAAATAATTTAATATTAACACACATACAAACGATAAGTTCAACTAATCCTAGTCAAATTAAAAAGGTAATTAGAGACCCAAATATTCTTTATCATTGGTCTGATTTATTAGATGTACAAAGACCTCAAATTATATTTCAAGGTAGATTATCAGAAGATCAAGTTAATGACTTATTAGATATATTAGAACTTTCCGAAGAGGCTTTTAAAAATAAATTTAAAGAACAATCTTTTACTAGAGCAGTTTACAATATATTTAATTCTGCTACTTCTAGTGCTGCATTAAACAATACTCTAGATAAAGATATAGATTCGTTTATTATTAATTTCTATGAAGGTAAAAATGTAAAAAGTTTTAAATTAGAAAGATTTGATAGAGATTATAATAATGATAGAACACCATCCGACATGTATCAACTGTCTATTCTAGACTTAGTTGAATTTATGAGCGGTTATGATTTTAATACAATTCAATTAGACGCAGAAAAAACTGATGAAAGATATATTGAACTAATTTCAATTATTTTTAATGCTTATATTGATAAGCATGCTACTAAGTATATCGGAACTAGTTTTAATTCTGCTGACTTTGCATCACTTCCAGGTTTTGAACTTAATAAAGCGTTTATTAAGAATGAGAAAACAATATCATTAGTAAACAATAAAGTTTTATCTGAGCTTTTTAAAATAGCATTAGGTAGCTTTAGAAAAAAGAGAACTAAAGAAACAGATATTATTAATAAAGACTTAATGTCAAAAGTAAACACAATAGTCACTAATATTGAAAGCCTAATTGTTGGAGATGTAAAAGAAGATGAGGTTATGAATTTTCAAACATACTTAAATAATCAAGATTTAAAATCACAAACAAGTCCTATTTTAGAAGCATTAAAGGTGGACCACCCAGAACAAGGCAAGAAATTAGTTAATATGTTTGTTGGTAGATTCCAACCATTTACACTAGGCCATGCTAAAGTAGTTGAAACTATTCATAAACAAAATGGCTACCCAGTAGTAATATTATTAGTAAAAGCTAAGAACAAGAAAAAAGAGGATGCATTTAAGAGACCTTATGATGAGGAGACTCAAGTAGCAATGATTAACTCTTTAAAATCTAAATATCCAATCGAAGAAGTTTTTGTAATTCCAACCGGCGGTATTGACACTATGTTTAATGCAATGAGACCAAAATACGAACCAGTATTATGGGGAACAGGAAGTGATAGAATGAGAACTTATGGATTCCAAGTAGATAAACAAGAATATAGAGATGACCTAGGAGTTAGAGATGACTTTGGTTTATTTGAAATCCCTAGAACTGGTAAGAATATATCAGCAACACAGGTAAGAAATGCAATGTTAGACGGTGATGAGAAGCTCTTTAAGAAGCTAACACCAAAGGCATTACATAATATGTATGCTGAGTTAAAGTCTAAACTGGAAGACTCTATGGGAGTTGTGCAAGAATCTACTAAAACGGATTTCCAAACATTTAATGATTTTATTAAGAATATATAAAAAAATAATATACTAATATGAAAAATACAAAAACATTTGGAGAATTTACTAATAGTTTAGTAAATGAAAAAATAAAATTCGGATCATATTATTTTAGCAAATATGCATTTGATGGTTTTGATTTACCTGGTAAGGGTGAAACCCACTTTGCATTAATACTACATAATACAGTAGAAGTTAATGGAGAACAAATGCATTTAAGATCTTTAGACGATCATAATGTAGGCGCTGGATTTAGACCTAAAGTTGTTGCTGTTGCTGAAGATCAAGCATCTATAGAAGAAGCATATAAAACTCAAGTAAAAACTGGAGGTGAAGGTGCAAACCTTTCAATCTCTTATGGATCATTTATAGTTAAGGGTGCAAATTGCTCATATACAGAAATAGACGGTATATTAAAAAAACTTAAATAAACATGAAAAAATTTAATGAATTCTTGAGTGAAGGTAAAAAACTAACACTTAAACGAAAATATACAGAACGCCATCCAGCAAGGACTGTTGGTAAAACGGCTAGTGTAAGAAATTCAGTTATTGAGGCTATTAAAGATGGTGTAATTACTAAAGAAGAATTTACTAAAATTATTTCTGAACTTTCCGGAGATCATAAACAATGGAAATCTAGAAATAAAAAATACTTTAATGTATCTGAAGATGGTGTATCACTTTCGAGATGGGGTATTAAAATTCTTGGTGAGCTAAATAAAACTTCTAAGTCTAAAGAACTTAATGAATATGGTCCAATGGCTGGCTCTGATAATAGAAATTATAGCGTTAACGCTCTTGTAGACAGAATCGGAGACCTTGATAGTATTTTAATGTATGATAGAAAAGCAGAAAATGAATGGGAACAAATATCTCAGAATTATTTAGACGGAGAAAGAGGATCTGAATACTGGGCAGATTTGGGCGATCAAGAATTACAAGATGCAATTGATGATGCTGAATCTTTAATGAAAAAGTATAGAATTAAAGAATCTGTAGTTACTGAAGCTAAATTTAGAGTAGGAGATAAAGTTTCTATTCTAAGCAGAAGTTCTAAAAAACCATTCGATTCAGGTGAAGTTACTCGTATACAAAAAGATGGTATGATTGTGGTTAATGGTTTAAAGACTTTTTCAAGTGAAATAGCAATAGACGCAGATTCTCTTGTTAAAGAATCAGTAGTTACTGAAGCTAAATTTGTAAAAGATTTCGATAAAGGTGTTTTAGATGCTGAAACCAAAGCAGATATAACAACTTATTATCCATCTGCTAAATTCTTTATGGGTAAAATGACACACTTCTTTGGAGAACTAGAACCAAACTTATTCTTTAAAGCTTACTATGCTAAATACTATAAAAAAGATACTGGTAAGAAAATTGATGGTGAATTTAAAATCACTTCAATTTACTCTGAAAAAGGTAGAAATTATGTAAACCTATATACTGAATCTGCTGATAATGTTAGAGAAGGTAACGCATTTTTAGGAGCAAGAGCTAAAGCAATTGAAGAGGGCAGCGAAGAATTTGAATTCGATGGTAAAACTTATAAAGTAACAAATAAAAATACAAAAAAAATGAATAATAAATTTTTACATGAATCATTTGCAAGCTTTATTAATAGCTCAAGCAAATCTATTAACGAGGCTAAATTTAAAAAAGGCCAAAAGATTAAAACTACAGTCCATAGCGATGATTTTGATGGAGATGTTTACGATATAACTAACGACGTAGATGGATCTACTCTTAATAAAGATGCCGAATTTAAGATTTGGGACATAAGTAAATATGAAGTTGTTCTTAGAAGTGACGAGGATGACGTAGAATACTCTATAGATCCAGATGATCTTAAGAATTTCGTAAAAGAATCAGTAGTTACTGAAGCCAAAGCCAAAAAGCTTACATTTAAAGATATTGAAAAGGCATGGGATCTTTCTTATGGTGAAGATTTTGAATATGAATATGGTAGTATCTATGTTGAAATCATGGATAAGTATAAAGGTAAAGTTACTAAATATGAATTAGCTGAAATATGGGACGAAAAGTATGGTGAAGATTTACAAAGTGAACACTTTGACTTCTTTGATAGGCTAGACGAAAAATTATGTGAAGCTACTGTAATAATGGATGCTACAGACCCTGAATCAAAAGGACTTAAAAAACTTTTAAAGAAACACAAAGTTGAATTAAAAGTATTAAGAGAGATTGGCCCAGCAGGAGGACATCCAGAAGTTGAATTAACTGGAAAAAGAAAAGATATTGAAGCTGTTTTAGCCGATTCTAAATACGGATGGGATGATGATGGACATTTAGCTAGTTTTATCGAAGAATCAGCTACTACTGAGTCAGAATATAACGTATTAAACGAAAAAATATCTAGTGCTATATTATCAGGTATTTTACAAAGTAACCAAGAAGGAAAACACGCTAGAAAAAACGTAGCTAGATTAGCAGGTGGTTTTTACCAACTGACTAAAGTTGCCCTTGATAAAATACAAGATGAAGATTTTATTTTAGACAATAACCCACAAAAAGCATTTAAAAACCATGGTGGTTCTAAAAATATTATTTTCTTTATTTCAGATAATGAAAAAGAGAATCCATATTTACCACAGGATTCTAGGTCATACAATGCAATGAGCACAATTCCAGGTGGCGGGTGTTTATTAGCAGCTATGGGTGGTGATAGAGAATTTTATACTAACGACTGGTCTAGATGGGCTAAGACAACTTCATGGAAAAAAGATGGTAGAAAAGGTTCTGCAGATCAAGTTGGTGTAAACAAGAAATATAGAGGCTGGGGTGCTTCTGGTTTAAGTAATGGTAAAAGAATTGCAGAAGTTTCTGATAGAGTTATTATTGTAAGCTTAGATCTAATTAGACAGAAGTATTCTACTGAAAACTTAAGAGGTGACAGAGCAAGAGCAAAAGAAGGTGCAACTGCATTTACAGATGATGCAGCTTTTAAGAAAGCTAACGCAGACAGATATCACCAAATTTTAGCTACCAAGGCAGCTTCTTTACCAATTGATAAAATGGTTGAAAAGGCTATTGATGAATTAGCAGAACAAATTAAAGCCGGATTGTCGAGTGGTAATAAAACTAGATATGATGAAATTAAAATAGGAGAAAACTCTAAAGGTAGAGAAGCTAAATTAAGAGATGCTTCTAATCACATGTCAAATATTTTAGATAACTATTCTAGATATTGTGATTACATTAGACAGGGTGAAGAATCTGAAGAAAGATATGGACAATCTGAATCTTACTACGAAAGAGAAGCTAAAAATTACGCTAAAACAATTAAGGATCAAATATCTAAAATTGAAACTTTTGATTACGCTTGGTAAATGAAAAACAAAAACAACTATGAAATACGTACCAACATTTGAGTCATTCATTGATGATATCAATGAAAATATAACTCCAGCTGGAATGGGCGGAATGGGACCTGTTGTATTGCCAATGGATGGTGGTGTAGGTTCTGGTGATGTTCCTGCCGGCAGGGGTGACGCAGAAGAAGAGTACAAAAAAAAGAAAAAGAAAAGAATGAAGCATTTAAAATCATTTGAGGCTTTTAATTTTGATTACGATGGCATCGATATTAAAAATCCATTTACTGACGAAACAGCAAGACAGGATGTAGATCCTAATAGTTACTATGGAAAGGACTATGCAAAATCCGATATTAAGAAAATAGTGGATGCATCAGAATTGTTTGTTTCTAAATATACAGAGTGGAGAGATATGCAGCCTTTAGATGCTGATGAAGATCTTCATGCAGATTTTGGTGAACATGTTGGTAAATCTTTAGATGAATTAACAAAGACAATTAAAAAGTTTGGATAATTGTTAATAACTTTAACAAAATAATTGGCCTGAGATTTTTTAGTCTCAGGCTTTTTTATTATATTAGTACTGTAATTAAAGCACAAATACAATGGACAAGAATAAAAAACTAGAAAAAACACAGTTTACCATACAAGAGATATGGCAAGCAATGCGTGGTAATGTCCATAAAAGTAAGAAGCAATACACAAGAAAGGATAAACATAAAGGCAAAAATAAAGACTTTTAACAAAGTTTTTGCAAAATAATTGCCAAAAAGTTTTTTTATGTCAATCTTTTTTATTATATTAGTACTGTAATTAAACATCAACACTTAAACAACACAAATTATGAAAAGTAAAGTTATTATCAATTGTCAATACAAAGAGAACTATGGAGC